GAGCCAAGAGTTACTATTGCATATGACATAGTTCCATTGCAAAGCTTATTAATAAATAATGCAGCCCCGCAGCATTGGATGCCAGTTTTATAATGAGCAACATTGGAGTAGGCATATACGGATATCAAAACAAAAATTTGCTTAAAACTGTATCTGAAATAATAGATAAATCTAGCAAAAAAAATATTTTTTATTTTTATATTATTGATCAAAATAATATAGATAGAACAAGAAGTTTTGATCAGCCCGACTTTTATTCATCAATAAAGTATAAATATGTTAAGTGGGATTCTATTAAAAGCCCTATTCAATATAAAGAAGAAGCTTTTAAGTCATTAAATAAAACCTATTATATGCAAATTGATGGCGACATATCATTAGGTCAAAATTGGGACACACACGCAATAGATTTTTTAAAAAATAATCCAAATTCGATAATTTCGGGAAATTCTACTGTAACATTAAAAAATAAAAATGATTTTTTCATAGAACCAGAAAGACAAGAATCGCATACATTTAATAAAATTAATTACGTAGACAGAAGATTTATTTTTACCCTTTCTGAAACTTATAAAAAGATTACTCAGCCAACATATTTAAAGTATTATGGAGAAGAGGAGTTTGTTTCTCTTGATTTAATAGATAAAGGAATATCTATTTATAATTTTCCAGACGAGTTTATATTACTTAACGAACCTGTTATAGAAAAAGAATATGTACCATTTTCTTTAACCCATAACTATAATAAATTTATTAATCAATACTCAAATAAAATTAAAGAAAAATTTAATGTTACATTAGAACCACTTCCATTTGAAGATGATGACGTTATATATGATATAAATCAATCTCAAATAGATAAAATTGGTGGATTAAGATATCTAAATAAAACCAAGGAGATTAGATAATGTTAATTAAAATAATAGAAAATTTTATTACAGAAGAAGATGCAAATACTTTAATTAATGAAATCAGACAACCTTCTGAAATAAATCCATATCCAGAGTACTATAAAAACAGAAATGGCGGTACAGCTTTTCCATATAACAACACGGTTATGTCAATATTAAAAAAATATGCAAAAATAGCTAATCAGGTACAAAAAGAATTTTTTAATCTAGATAAAGATGTTATTGTTACTAAATCATTTGGTTCTGGGTGGGTTCCTGGAACCAGTGGAGCACCGCACATAGACGCTATAGAAAAAGAACCATTTATAGAATATAGTACAGTAATATATTTAAACGATGAGTACGAAGGGGGAGAAATTTATTTTCCTAAACAAGGATTTTCACAAAAGGCTAAAAAATATTCAGCTATATTTTTCCCAGGAAATGATTTACAATATATTCATGGAGTAAAAGAAGTAACTTCTGGGAATAGGTATACTGCACTATATATGCAATCAACAAAAAAAGAATTTGAAGATCCAGATTTTTCGGAGGAAAATAATGCAGCATGAACACTTAGCTCTCGGAGTGGTATATTATAAAAATATAATTACTGACCCATATGGACTTATTAATAAAATAGAATTATTAGAAGAAAAAAGAAATCAAAAAACAGATTATAAATCTCACTTTATAAAACCATGGCAAGCCTGGGACTATGACCATGGCAATAAAGAAAAAACTATATTTTGCTGGCAAAAATTTTTACCAAAACCACAAGATATACCAATAGACGATTATTTTTATAACGAACAATTTGAGATATCATCAGAACTCTTTGGCGGACTAGAAAGGGGACTTAATCATTATTTTTCTATATACCCATATGCAGAAAAAAATATTAAATCACGAGAAAAAACAATGCATGTTCTTAAATATAAAGAAAGCGGATTCCTTCCAGCACATTCAGACCACGGCATAAGTAGCAGGGTTTTGTCTGCTCTGCTTTATTTAAATGATGACTATGAAGGAGGAAATTTAAGATTTCCACATTGTAATATAGATATTAAACCAGAAGCGGGAAGTCTTATATTTTTCCCATCAAATTTTGTTTATGTACACGAAGTTGCAGCCGTAACAAAAGGAACTAGGTATTCTTTACCAAATTGGTATCATAATAGAAAAAATCCATATTACTCAGATGGCACAGAATAATGATTATTGTTACTGGGTCTAGTAAGGGTATTGGAAATGTTATTGCAAGCAGGCTGGCAAAATCTGGCAATGAAGTTATTGGCATATCACGTAGCTTCCCCGAAAATAAAACATTATTTGAAACATATCAAGGAGACGTCACTAAGAAAAAAAGCTTAGTAGGACTGTATAATATATTAAAAGAAAAAAATATAACCGTGACAGGATTAATTAATTCAGCGGGGATAATGGAGCCTCCGTTTGTTGATTTATTAACAATAGAACAGGATGAAATAGAAAGAGTTTTTAATACAAATACAATAGGAACTATCCTTGCTTGTCAAACATTTTTGCCTTTAATGAACAAAGAAAAGCATACGCCAATTATTAATATTTCAAGTTTGTCTGCACATGCAATTACGGATTTTTCAATATATGGATCAAGTAAGCATGCTGTTTATGGATTCACAAGATCTTTAGCCAAAAAATTAAAAAATACTTCGATAAGACCAAACTGTATAGCTCCAGGACCAGTTAAATCTGAAATGACAAAACCCTTGCCAGAAGTAGCTCTTAAGCTAATGTCTAGCCCCCAAATAATAAGTGGTAAATTTTTTAGCTCAGATGACATTGCTGATGTAGTAGAACTATTATTTGACACAAGGTCCAACAGCCTTACTGGACAGACCTTCCATATAGGTGGATACTAGATAGTACTGATGGTATAATTTTAAAATGTCATATTATGATAAAGTTTTAAAAAGCCATCCAGTAGGATTCTGGCTTCTAGACGACAGTACGTCTGATGCTAAAGATTATTCTGGCTGTGAAAATTTAGGCACATATAGCGGAAGCTATCCATCACAAACTAAAAATATGCCTTTAGTTATAGAAAGCAGTTACTCTGCTAAAATAACATCTACCTCTAGCATAGATCTACCAATAACAAAAAATTATTACGGAAACACCTCAGTTCCTGGATTTGGAACTAAATATACGGCAGACCACGAATTTACAATAGAGTGCTGGGCATACATTAAAGTATCTTCTATCAATACAACACCAATTATTGCCGATACAGCAAACAATATAGGAATTTTTTATAAAAATAAAAATATAATTTTTAATTTAAACTCTGAATCATTAGAATATTCAATTCCAGAAATAAATAGAAGCGTATATATAGTGTGCAAATATTCTTCTAATACTGCGTATATTTATATAGATGGTAAACTAGTTGTTAATAAAAAAACATCATTAAATCCATTTTTAAACACAACATTATCGTTAAGCGTTGGACCGACACTATCTTCTGGTGATGAATTTTTAATAAACAATGTTGCAATATATAGACACAGTCTTTCAGAAAAAACAATTCAAGATCATTATTTATCTAACTATAATATGCCATCTATACAAATTGCATACCCAGATGGCGGCGAGGTTTTTAATATTTATGATAATGGAATAAGTAGAGCTTTTTCGTTTACATATCCTAAAAATAAAGAATGGGAGTATTTTTTAACAGAAGGTTTATATTTAAATAAATTAGAAAATCAAATTGAAATTAGTAAAACAGATTTATCTGAAACAAAAGAAATAATAATTGAAGATATTATAACTTTACCAGCAGGCATATTAATGGACTCATCAAAAATAGAATGGTCTGGCTCCAATGGAATTTCTGTATACACTAGCCTTGACGGGTTATCTTATGAAGAATGTAAAAATGGATACTCAATACCTCAATATAAATACGGGCTATTTAGCGAACAAAAGTTTTTTTATCTTAAAATTATTCTAGAGTCATCAGACTCTTCTAAATATCTTCCAACATTAAAAGAGCTTTCTCTTAATTTCTACTCAGAACAAATTATTTATTCAAAAAATGGCAGTAGCTATATATCTAAGATAACAAACAATGACTTCACCTTTGGCAAAGAGATTCATCCTATATTGTCTTCAAATATATTAAATGGAATAATTGTTCCAGAAAATTCAGGATTTAACATCAATACAAATAATAGTATAAAATCTATAGAGCTTTTTTATATACCAGAAAATTTAGGGCAAGGCTCATTAATTTGGGATTCAGATATAACCAAGTTTAGGTGGAATTCAGCTGGAATTATAAGTAAAACAAATATATCAAGTATATATATAAATGGACAAGATTTTACCTCAGGAACAGATATAAATAATGCAATAATACCGAAATATTTGAATCACATTATAATAAATTTGGGAACAGGAATATCTGGCCAAATTGCATTTAATTATTTGGGGTCATCAGTGCCATGTACGGGGGCAACCTATCAATATATAACCCTATATCAAGAGCCTCTTGATTATAATAAAGCTTTAAATCACTATAATCTATATACATCAAAATTAAAGTATTCCACTTCAAGTGCGTCCATATCCGTGACAGAAAACTCAGTCAAGCTATACAATAATGACTGGAGGGTGCTGCAAAACTCATAATTTTGTCATTTATTGTGACAAAATCTGGACATTGATTAGAAAGAATGGTAAAATTAATACCTAATGGATATTAAAAGAATTAACCATAATATTATAGAAGAAACCAGACTGGGAATATATGTTTGGGAAATGCCAGACGGGCGCTGGATTGGTGATGATGAAGGAAATTATCTTTCAATTACATCCACAAAAGGCAACAAGTCTAAAATAAATCTTTTAGCAGATGCAGTAAGAGCACACGGAATATACGAAGGAAAACCACTCTTCCTTTCTGGCAGAAGAAAAATTGATGACGAGGAATATGAACATCAAAAACAAAGGCTTGAGTGGGGATTAACACCAGATCCACTAGATATAGGAGTTTATAAAGACTCGTTGAAAAGCGGAGGACTACAATAATGGAATTTATAGATGACGAAAACTCAGTAGAAACTATAGACATATCTAATTCAACAGATTGGATAAAATTTAACAATAAAGAGATAGTGGTGGATACAGATCCATTTAACCTAGAAGGCGAAGAATTAAAAAAGGTTAACGGATTAAGCCCCGCTTTTCGTAGAAAAATTTCTAGAGAATTCCAAAAACGTTTTGTTGGCCAAGAAGGAGCTGCAACACAACAAAATCTTCTTGCACAGGCCATCACTGGCTATGCAATGTTTGATCTTGTACAACCAGTATACAATCTAGATTATTTATCAAAAATATATGAAATATCTCCATATAATTATGCAGCGATTAATGCAAAAGTTGCAAATATAGTGGGACTTGGATATAGTTTTGTGGAGACAAAAAAGGCAAATGATGCACTAGATAATATGTCTGATAGCAAACAATTAGAACGTGCGAGACGAAAACTTAACAAGTTACGTCAAGATCTAGATAATTGGTTAGAAGAAACAAATGAGGAAGAAACTTTTACTGAAACTTTAATTAAAGCTTATACTGATCTTGAAGCTACTGGAAATGGATATATTGAAATAGGAAGAACAGTCGCTGGCAATATTGGATATATTGGACATATTCCAGCAAAAACAATGCGTGTACGTCGTTTACGTGATGGTTTCATTCAGTTGCTATACGGAAAGGCTGTATTCTTTCGTAACTTTGGAGATCAAGAAACTCCAAA